CGGATCTGGTTGCCCCTGGTCAGCCCCTGGTCAGCCCCTGGTCAGCCCCCAGATCTGGGGACCCAAATTGCAATATTGCTTATGTTTTCGGCCTAGGTTGCGTTCCTGGTAGCACGATCGGGCCAAAAAAAAGGCCAGCCCCCTTCGTAGGGGCTGGCCTTCATGGCGTGGTGCTGATCGTCTACCAGCTAATGAAGCGCTCGCAGACTAGCCGATCGCCGACTTGCCACGCGTAGCCCCCTTCATCGCTGCATGCCTCGATATCCCCTTCACTGGCCGGAATGCTCCAAACACAAGCAAAGCCCCCCGTGGTGTGTGGGATCTCGTCAATGCGCCAGCCATGGCCGTTATCGGCTATCGCTTGACAGTAGCCGTCTGAATACGCGTCATCGTAGGGCGCAACATCAGACGGGTGAAGCGTTGCGAACAGGATCGCGATCATGGTGGCGATCATGAGTTACCCCCGATCGCAAGCCTAGCGCGGGTGGCTCGGATAGCGGCTTGTGTATCCTGATCGCGCTTGTATTCATCGATCGCGCTAGCAATGCACGACAACGCGAGAAAACCGATAAACGGGGCGAGATAGCCTAGCGCTCCGATTACGACGATCGCAGGACTAGCTAGCAGGATCGCGATCAGTAGGTTGTGCGCCGACTGTTTAGCGATTGACGCGATCGGCGTAGACCGCGCGACGATAGGACTAGGACGATCGCCTAGCACTAGTTGTGCATCGTGCGTTGTGTCCCATATCTCCACCATGCGATCCAAGGCGTCACCGGACCCGGCTTTGTGGTTGTCACGCAAACTGAGGTATCGCCTGAGCGTTGCGATACTCATCACGCCACCTTCCGATCGGAACGGGTCATAGCTTGCCATGCCCGCGTGATCATCCTGCTAGGACGATCATACCAGCGGTGGGGGCCGACTTTGCCTGTGATTCGCGGCTTATCCGCTTGCTCGGCTGCATATGCCTCCATGTTGCGGGTGAACTGGTAGTCATAGACCGGGGGCATAACCCCTTCAGGATCGATCGGGGCTATGTCTGCATCGTCTTTCGCCAGTGGCTGGCCATAGTGCATTTGAATAGATGCATAAGCCCTTTCTGATAGGTCCCGCGTGATCTCAGTCTTCGGCCAGTTTGGCCAGTTGTCTAGGTTTGCCGCATCGCAATAAGCAAGTGACGTGAATGCAATCTCATTGGGGTTAGTTAGCGTCGATGTGTTCGGTTTAGTCATTGTTGTTTCCCTTTAGTGTGGTTTCCCCGGTTTCCCGCCGGGGGCCAAGCCGCTTTGCGCTTCTAGCGCCTAAGCGAATACCCATGTATTCGGCTGGCGTCAATCCTTTCGGGTACTTTTATTTGTAGGGTGATTCATTGGGGGTTTTGGGGGCTGGCCTGATAGGTGGTCACCCCCTCATATATACTTGGACCAACAAAAAAGAAGGGCCCTTCGTGGGGGGGGTCTATCGGGCATAGGCCCGCCCATAGCGGGGGGCCCTTCATGGGGGGGGCCATAGCTTGCGGGCTAGCCCCTGCTAGCGGTCCCCATGCCCAACGGGGGGGCCTGCATAGGGCGAGCATACCGATCGGGGGGTGACGCACTAGCCGGGGGGGGCTGTTTCGACATAGCCGATCGGCCACCCGCTAGCACAAAGCCCCCCATGCGCTAGGGCTAGCCCCGACCGGGTTTGCGCGATAGCAGAACAGCCCCGAAACTGGCCCCTATTCCCGATAGGCGCAACCCCCCGGAATCGTTAGCTTTCCCCCTATGCCCGATAGGGCTGGTTTCGCCTGGAAGTGTATGTAATCACTAGGGAAAGAGCGGGGGGGTACCCTCTATTCTAGAGAAAAATAGCCTTGCGCCCTCCCCCGCTAGGAAAATCCACTTTTGAAAGTGACCATACAAAAAAAATCACCACCTTGAAGAGGGGTTGTTCAATGTGATACAGAGTAGACATGGCCCAATCGCCCATGGCTGCGGAGTTACGGTGGTATTACCAATCTAGCGACTCTGACACTGGTATTAGCTCGAACTATAAGGACGGGTTTCTGGGGGGAGGGGACTCAATTTTGGGGCCCACGGCTAGTGAGTGCGCTGCTGCAAAGCGTGGGGCTGTGGTCAGGAGGGCTCTTATGAGCCTATCCCTACGTGATCGTAACATTTTACGGTGTGCTTACTCTTCTAAGAGGGTGCGGCCTGAGTTGAGGTCGCGGTATGGGGACTCTGGGGGTGCATTGGTTGAGGCTCTGTTGCGATCTGCGCCCGATGCGAGGAAAGGGTATAAGTCTTCTCAGATCCGCAAGATGGTCTCAGAGCTGTTGGACCAGGCTCATGGGAGGTATAGGGAGGCCCGCGGTGGATTTTGTGGGGACAGGGAGGGGAGAAGGCGTCGCATCCGCGACAGGGTGGAGGCTTTTGTGCGAGAGGTGGACGGATGCCGGCACTACATGGCTACATAACTTTGAAGGAGTTATCCATCCAGCTTGGGTATGGGGATAGTTCCGCAGCTGTTCAGAGGCTTCGGAGGCAGCTCCGCGCTAAGGAGCAGCGGTGTGGTGAAAATTTTTTGATCCGGTTGGGGTCGGGGGCCAACTCGCCTCTGTATGTGACCCACGCTGTGATCCGTCAGTTTTGTCCTGAGCTTGTTAGCGGAAGGGATGAGGTTGCCGAAAAACTACGAGAGTACATAAGGCACATGGAGGAGAGGCTGGTTGAGTTGAGAAAGCGTGATCGGGTGTTAGGGTCACGTGTTAGGCAAAACCGCATGGCAATCTCCAGGCTTGAAAAGTATGTCGATCCAGGGGAAGAGGTCTTCAATGACGCAAGCAGGGTCCAGTAAGCAGGGTCCAGGTGCTCTTAAGGTTTCACTGGTAGATGTGACAGGAATCAGATGTCACGAGAGGAACCCGCGAGGGCACGATGACCCGCAAATTCTAGGCATAGCCAAGAGCCTTAAGCACTTTGGACAACAGAAGGCTATTGTCCTGGCTGCCAATGGCGTGGACGTTATCGCCGGAAACGGGACCTATACCGCTGCGTGCTCGCTGGGATGGAAAAAAATTAATGCCCACGTCTCCTCGCTTACTAGGGAACAGGCCTTGGCATATATGATTGCCGATAATAGGACGGCAGAAAAAAGCCATTGGCAAAGCGACCCGCTCTCCACGCTCCTGGAAGAACTGCGCAACGAGGACAATGAGCTGTTCGACGCAACGGGCTTCGATCTCGACGCACTAATGAAAATTAATCAGGTAGACGCGGACGAACTCCAGGCAAATGCAGAAGATACACTTCTCCCAGGATCCTGCTCCGATGTGGACCCACTGGCCGACCACCCCTCCCATGTCAGGATCGTACAGCTTTTCCTGGATGCCGATACACACCCGGCGCTTATGGCTTGGATTAAGGCGCTCGCCCCAAATCATGGAACAGATAACATTACAGATACGGTTATGGCGGTTGTCGAGAGGGCTTATGACGACCTAGGATCCTGAGAGAGCCACCGTTCAGGATAAACCTATCTGCATCATCTCACCGGATACTAGTGGGACCCCCAAGATCATGAGGCTTTCGCGGCCATAGCAGTACTTACGGTGATACCTGACAATGTCTAGACCCTTTTTGCTCAACGAAGAGATCCAAACGGCAGTTTGCAAGGCCCTGCGCGCCGGCAATAACCGCCGAGCGTCCTGCGCGTTTGGTGGGATCTGCTACAGCACCATGCTTAACTGGATCAAAATAGGCGACGAGGCTAAGAGGAACAGGGATGAGGGTGTCACCCTTGATGATAGTAAGATCCCGTTCATAGAGTTTTCGGAGGCTGTTCAGAAAGCCGAGGGGCTCGCTGAAGTGGAAGCAGTTGCCGTTATCCAAAAAGCCGCCAGAGAGGCAACATCAGGGCAATGGACGGCCGCAGCCTGGTGGCTCGAAAGAAAATACCCGGATAACTGGGGAAGACGCGAGCGACGAGATCATCGCGAAGGCACCGCTGAAAAGGTGCAGATCAATGTTATGGGCCCCGCTACGGTCGAAAAAGAGTGACCGACGTCAATCTCAGACTCAACAAGCCCCAGTGGGCTGCCTATCAAGACATCGGGCCCGATAGAACCGTATGTCTTCCGTGGGGGCGAGGCTGCGGAAAATCATGGTTTATGCGCCACATCATGTGGATGAGCGTAGCCAAGTATGATGGGATGGAGAGGAAGGGTACGCTTGGGGGGACCAAGGGTATTCGCATCGTCGTCCTTATGGACACTCTCAAGCACTTCAAGGATGTCCATGCCGCGCATATTGAGGACGAGCTTAGCGATACTTGGAGCTTCCTAGGAGGTCGCCTGGATAAAACGAGGTGGCGCATAACCTTCCCCGGAGGATCGTGGATACAGCCATTCCCTGCCACCGATCACAACTCTAAGCATGGGCGAGGGGTACGGTGCGACGCTGTTTTGGTAGACGAGTGCGACGACGTAGATACCGAGGTCTTTCACTCGGTCGCTGTACCGTGGTTCTCAGAGCCGCACAGCCTCAAGATGAGAGTAGTGGGCGGAACTCCACGACGCGGAAGACATGGATTGTTGTATAATATCCACCGCTTAGGGCTTTCTGACGAGTATCCATCATACAGCACCTTTCATGCGACTCATGCAGATTGCCCAGAGACGGTTGATCCAAAGGCTGTTGAGGATGCGCGGGCCACTACTCCGGCTAGTATCTTCAGGCGCGAGTGGTTGGCTGACTTCGATTCCGCCGAGGGGCTTGTTTACGACCTATTCACTGAGTCTTTTCATATAAGAGTTCCCGAACGCCATGCTCACTTCACAGAGGTTCTCGTTGGAGTTGACTGGGGATATGCTGATCCTGGGGTCTTCATAGTCATCGGAGTAACCGGCCATGGGGCCGATGCTCAGTGCTGGCTTATTGAGGAGCATTATCAAAGGAATCGCGTTCTCGGCTGGTGGACAGACCTTGCTCGCGAGATCAAGCAACGTTATCCAGACGCCAAGTGGATCGCAGACCCCTCGCAGCCAGCGAGCATAGAGACCTTGCGGCGTGACGCTAGTATCAATATCAATAAAGGCGATAACCGGGTCGAGCAGGGTGTTTTTTGCGTCGCGGATAAGCTGATGATTCAGGGCGACTCTGGGCAACAGTGGGCCAAGCTCTACATTTCGCCTCATTGCAAAGAGACGATACGCGAACTCAGAACATATCGACGTAAGAGAGATCCCAGAGACCGTGAGAGCTTTCTGGACGCGATTGAGGATAGGAATAATCACTCCATGGATGCGCTTAGGTATGCTCTGTTTAGCCGATTTGGGGAGCCTCCCCGTATTAGGCTTACGTGGAGCGGGAAGACGAGCCTAACATGAGCCCCAAGTTCCTACAGCTGGGGATGCTTTGGAGTTTGTGGATCAGGGGTCGCGATATGATAAACGCGGCAGACATCTCTCTGTTTAGATGTCAGCTGTGCAATGAAGATGGCGAAGGATCCCCAGCTCTGTGTCCTAGCTGTGGGCCACACATAGCTGATAGGTGCATCCCCAAGGACGTGGAGGTTATTTTTAATGCAGAAGACTGCTGAAAATTGGGCTCAAGCCCAGAAAGAAGTCCGAGCAAATCTGAACCCAAGATACATGCGCCTAGATACCTTCGAGCGCTATGTCATAGGGACACAATATGACGGTATGCCAGACTGGTATAACGACTCGGTTCCGCTTCTTGAGCGCGCACCAACCGTTATCGAGCCCATGGCAGCAAAATCCATCGAGTCTTTTATTAGCCTGGCAATGGGGGAGGGCCGGTGGCCGACTATCACAGTAAAGGTTGGGGAAAATTCGGCCTTTGATGAGGCCCTGATGCTCACAGACGAGGGCAAGCAGCGACTTGATCGCGGAATAGACAACATCATCGACCAGAGCCGGTTTAAGCAGGCATGTAGGCAGTCCCTTTCTGCTGCCATGGGGTGCGGAACATCTGTGTCTATCGTTGCCGTGAAGGACGGAAAGCTCGTAATCGAAAGCACGCGAGCCAAATGGTGCACACCGGTTTTTGATAGAGAGAGACCGTCTATAATAACGAGTCTTGAGATCCGGTATCCATATCTCAATCAGTATAAGGACACTCAAACCAAGAAATGGAAAGTCGAAACACTGCTGTATCGTCGTGTAATCACTGACATTTCAGACATCACCTATAAGCCCGCAAAGGCTCACGAGGACGGAGAGGAGCCAGATAGGTGGGCGGTTGAGTTTCAGTATGACCACAATTTCGGGTTTTGCCCGGTTGTTTGGTATGCCTTTGATCGAGAGAATGGGACGGTCAATGAGGTCGATGGGCACCCCATTCATGAATATGTTCTTGATGAGATTGACTGCTTAAATCGAAGCCTGTCCCAGCATGATCGTGCAGCGCTTTATGCTGGCGACCCTCAGCCTGTGGAGATTGGGGTTGACGGTGACCATAACCCGGCACCAACAGGGCGCAGGGCGCAGCCCATTCGTCACTATGCAGGAGAGAGTCCTGCCATAAAGGAGCAAAATGCTAAGTGGAGCATGGGTGGCTCTACTGTGGCGACTGCTGGCGTTCGCAGAAAAGGTCCGGGCGTTGTGTGGAGATACCCGTCCAAGGACTCCAAGGTGGCGTTTCTCTCGTTGCCACCTGGGGCACTCGACGCTATCCAACAAAACGTCAACGATCTCCGTGAGCAAATAGCAGAGGCGCTTAATTGGGTACGGGTAGACCCTAGTAACATTAAGAATGCAATTGGATCGGCCGGAAACCTCTCTGGACGCGCCCTTCAGTGGCTATATCGACGCCAAACAGATCGGTGCGACTCGATTCGTCCTGATTTCGAGGATGGGTACATGAGACCCACTCTCAACATGCTTCTTAGGGTAGTTCTGTCTGTGGTTAGAGCGGGAGAGGGTCAGCTTTATCTCGCTGGGCAAAACGATTTAGCTGTTGCCCTTCAGCAGTTTGAGCAAACAGTGACCGCAGGCCAGGATGTTGTTGGATTGCGCTGGTTCTCTCCACCGCTAAACGTACAATGGGGAGATTACTTTGAACCAACAGCGATCGATGCTGATGCAATAAACAGGATCGTCCGAGAAGACCTCATGGGGGGTCTTATCACTCAGGAAACTGCGATTAAGCGAATTGCCCCATTCTACGATATAGAGAATCCAGAAGAGTACGCCTTTAAGATGAAGCATGACATAGACCATCATGCCGAAAGCTGGGAAAAGGCATTGAAGGCACTAGATGAGACCACCTCCGGAGAAACAGAGACAGAAACAGGCGAAATTAAGCCTGGCGGGAATGGTTTACGCGGAGGCTCGCTTGCAGCAGGCGCTGTCAGCGGGGGTTAAAGAAGCTGCGCGAGTGGCTCGTGGTCCAGCGACAATTCCAGCGATCACAGAAGCGGCCAACGCTATCCAGAAAAATGTTGCTCAAGCTATTTTCGCCGGACGCACCCTTGCCCGGACAAGGGGACACTCGTCTATACAGAAGGAGATGGGTCTTATTGAGAGTTATGCTCCGGAATTAGGTGGAGAACTACATAGGGTCGCCGGATCGATCGCTTCAGATCAGAAAAGAGCCAACTATGTGGCTTCGAGTTTCTCTCGATATTGGAGCGAATCCGCTATTATGGCTGCGTCAGACGGGGAGTCTGCCTCAGTATCAGCATCTCAGGCTACCAAGCGACAAGAATTTCGCATAAAGATGGTTGCTGTTACCGAAACCTCCAATGCTTGGAATGACGAGCGCCAGGGAGAGATTGTTCAGTTGGAGCAGGAGAAGCCTATATCGCGTATAGTAACCCCGCTTCTCGTATTCAGCGAGTGGGATGCGGCTATGGATCGCAGGACTTGTGATATATGCGAAACTCAGCACGGAAAGATTCGCCCAGCTGGTATTTCTTTCTCTGTTGGCGATCCTCCGGTACACCCGAATTGTCGATGTGGGTTGATGTTAGTCGTGCTCCCGGCTTACTACGAGTGGGAAGATGAGGCTGCTGCATGATTTGCCCTAGCTGCGATAGTGCCATAAACCCTTGGATGGAGATGCAGGTAAACGGCACCTTCTCTCGGAGATGCCCGCGCCCAGAGTGCTTTGCATCATTGCCCGATGTGGACCCTGGAACGCTAGCGGATGTCTTCCAGAAGGAGGACGAAGACATGATTGCCTTGGGGGAGTCTCCTGGGATTAGCAACGTTATATCTCTCCCCTCTTCTCCGGTAGAGATGGAGGGGTTACTTCAGCAGATGACAACGCGACGAACCTGGCTACTTCAGAGGATAGAAGACCTTCAGGGCTGTGTTCGTGAGCTAGAGCTTGTGGACCGCATGTTAGCGGCAGCAAAGGAAAGCGAAGAATAATGAAGACTTGCCAGTGTTGCGGATATATAAATAAATCCGGAGAAGCCAAGGGTTGCCCCTATTGCGGCGAGGCGTCGTGGAGTAAAAAGCATTCTCCCGCACCCGCACGGATCTCTACCCCGAAGAAGACTAAGAAGACTAAGAAGACGTCTTCTAAGAAGGGTGATTAGCCGATGCCGATGACCGGACCAATGCTAGAGGCTGCTTGTAGCAACGCCCTTACGACCAGCACATCCTCGGCCACGAGGGCTCGCTTGGTGTCTCTGGCGGTTGTTAACTACGTCGCACAGTACGCAGCCGGCGCTCCGATCGACGATAGCGTTGGGCCGTTTACCGAGTTTTCCCCAACAAGGCTTCCCGAGGTTACGCTCGGTGCTGGTGCCGGTGCTCCAGTTGTAACGCTAACCTATATCCCTATCGAGGGAGGCCCGGAGAGAACCCAGTCGGTTACTGGTGTTGCCGGCGCTACGGTTAAGTTTACTCAGCCTGTTCAGATTATTACGCGGGTGCAGACGGATATCGATCCAGTTGACGTGATGGATATACAGGCCGGAGATACGTGGGTTAGCCCCGCTCCGCGCAGTCTTTTCCCTAATGTTGCGGGAGACGTGGTTTGTCGCAGCGTAGAGGATGATCTGGACGTAACATTGACTTTGGCAGCGGGGATTCCGGTGCCAATTAGAGCAGATATTATTAGGGCTACCGGTACAACCGCTACCGTAGTCCTCCTTTGGTAAACAGGAGCAAGAGTAATGGCAGTCGTAGTTGGAGTTGTTGAAAGCGCGTCGGAGTATACGCAGGCAAACGGGGCAAGCCGCCTTCATACCGTTAGCGGTGTAGAGAACGAGGTCGAGAGTTGCGAGGTTCGAGTTACCTGGCCTTCAGGTACCTATGCCCAAGCTGACGATGCTCAGTTTAGCCCAGCGACCGCAATTCAAGAGAGTAAGCGTACAGGAAAAACGATTACGATTCTCCAGGCTTGCTATATCGCTGACGGAGACGAGAACGGCGCGGTTATCGCTGCCGGAGCTTGTGCCGTAGCCGCCAACGTGGTTACCTGCGAACTTCTTCAGGAAGACTTTACGGAGCGGGGCAATGGGGCAATGAGCGCCACGTGGGACGCTGGTGTTGCTTTTCAGGTTACCTACCGCCAGAGCGCAAACGCTTAATCGGCCTCGGTTTCGACCGAGGTGCTAATTAAAAACAACGTGACGACAACGGGAAAGGTCGGAGACAATGAGCGAAGAGAATAAGATTGAAGAGAGTCCAGCGGAGCCGGCAGAAGTAGGCGCGCAGAACCAGCCTGAGATCGATGCCCCTGTACCCCAAGCGAAGACGCCCTCAGCAAAGGGTGACCCTCATTGGCTTCCCGATCGACTAGATCGAGAACGCAGGAAGATCCTGAGAGACCTGGGCGCTGAAAATGTTGACGATGTGAAGGCTGCTCTTACGGAGCTTCGGGAGCGCCAGGATCGGGAGAAGACCGAGCTTGAGCGCTTATCGGGGCGAAATGTAGAGCTTGAGAACATTGCGAAGAAGCATAGCGCCCTTATGGAGGTCGTCAGGCAGCAGGCTCTGGGAGAAATGTCCGTTCTTAGCGACGGGCACCAGGCTGCTGTTATTGCCGTAGCTGGAGATGATCCAGAAAAACAACTTAGCGCCCTTCGGGTGCTTCGCCCGACGTGGGTGAGCGATGCGGCACAGAAGTCGGGGGCGGCTGTAGCTGCTCCCGCAACGACGGCTCCCACCGTACCCTCGCCTACGCCGGGTAGCCCACCATTAACTAATAACCATCTAGCGACTTACGAGTCGATGGAGCAACAAAACCCTTTGATGGCAGCTCAGTATCGCTTAAAGCACTGGGCTGACATTGAAAACGCAAAACTGGCCCGAAGCTAGCACAGGAGGCAGCGGGCGATTTAGGAGACCGGCACAATGCCATTGATTAACCGCGCGACGCTACCCCAGGAATTTTTCGACTTCACTTCGGCTATGTTGCTTACGCAACCGGAGCCCAAGTACCTTCACGCTAAGCTTATTAAGGCTGCGCTAGGTGCATCGTTCACGGGCCCCAGTATGCTGGGCTTCTTGCCAGGAAGAAGTTTCGGAGACAGTGGCGCTCCATACGTCTCGGACTCTGACGCAGAGGCAGCGCGCCTTTCCCTTAGTGACGATCTGTACGATGCGAGCGTACAGGTGATTGCTGAACTGGGAAGCGCTCCTGGGCAGACGGTTCGCATGAACCGACCGTCGTATGCGAATACGACCTATACGGAAGCTAGCCGTGAGGTTCCTAGCGGGAGCACGGTTAGCGTTAACCCAATTACGGTTACCTCTGAGCAGGTTCCGATTACCCTTAAGCGGTTTGCTGGTCCGTTTGACCAGGCAAACGTTCGCGTCGCCCCCTACGGTATCGATCGATTCGATAGCTCGGTGATGCTTCATAAGCCTGCTCAGATCGTTGCCTTGAACCTAAAGCGCGACTTCGATCGCACTTTGGACACCTGGGGCGTCCAGCTATTCGACAACGCGGCAACCACTGTCCGACCGAACGGAATGGTCAACGATAATACGTCTGTGATTGCAGGCTCGTTCCCGTTCAGCTTCCGTCTTATGCAGTCAACGGAGACTCAGCTTGATACGCTGAATATCCCGACGTTTGCTAACGGTAAGCGCGTTCTCGTTCTTCACCCCCGACAGTGCGAACAGCTCGCGCAGGATGCTCAGTTTAATCGCTTGAGCGTCTTCGAGAGCGACTTCAACCCGCTCTGGAAGGGTGCCTACTGGCGCTCGTGTGGCAACTTCGACATCTTTAAGAGCACAACGCTTACGCAGGTTACTAACGCAAATGCTGTTCAGATCCATTATGCGCAAGCATTTGGTCCTGGTGGCGTTGGTTGTGGCGTCGGAGAGATGCCGCGCACCGCGTACAACACGCAAGACAACTATGGCGAGACGGCTTTGGTCATTTGGCTTTGGTATGCTGGCTTTGCGACTCTCGACCACCGATTCATTGCCCGCATCACGACGGACTGAGGAGATACCCGAATGGCGTTCAACGAACTAATTGTTAACGGCTACGCCGAGTCATCCCCATCTCTTGATGGGGTAGGCATTGGCGCGTCTGCCGCTGGATCGATTATGCAGATGGGCCGGGCTAAAACGGGGACGCTAAGCGCCACCGTGGTGCTTGAGGCCGACACGGCAATGATTACGCTTACCCCTATCTGGGAAGTGTCGATCGACGGCGCTACCTGGCACCTGGCAACCGTTGCTAATAACGCTCTCTACGTTACACAAGCTGTAACTGGAGACTCCAATACTCATATCCTCAGCGCGCCAGACGCTTGCTACGGCAACCGGTATTCGCGCGTGTCGGTTATGGTTGCCGGAGCTGCTGGTTTGGCGGCAGATACCTGTACGATCTCGTATAATTATATTGCCGACGATCTGGTGTAGCAATGGCCCTGCTCATTAGCGAGCTAACGAGGGTAAAATACGAGCTTGGGTACAATACTCTTAACGCAGGTGCTGAGCCCTATATCTCAGTAGTATCCGTCTTCGATCAGATCATACAGCAGTATCTAGAATCTGGAGCGTCTACTACATCTACTACTATCGTAACCGCTTCGACTACGCCGGCCCCCGTTACCTTAACGCTCGCGTCGGGGACCGGCTTTAGTGCCGGAGACCGGGTGGTCGTAGATATAGATTCGAGGCAGGAGTTTGCAACGGTACAGTCTGCCGGCGTAAACACCATTACGGTGCTACTATCTAATGCTCATACCGGGACTTACCCGGTAACGGTAGAGGGTGGAGAGAGCATCGTAAGGGAGATCCTTGCAAAGCTTCATTCCTTAAGCGGCAGCCTGGGGTCTCTTTCAGTAAGCACGGCTGGAATTAAGCGAGTAGATGAGATCGAGTTCTTTGGAACCTTTTCTGGGTCTGAAGTCGGCCGCATCGAGCAGCTCGAAAGTCTCCAGATGAAGTGGAGGGACGAGCTTGCTAGCTGTCTTGGGGTAGTCAATCTCTGGAGAGTTAACCAGTCGGCGGGACAGATCGCGGAGGTGTACTGAGATGATTAGGAAGACGGCTGGAAAGAACGAGTGGAAGGTCTTCAGCGAGAAGAAGGGCCCCGACGGAAGCCGTAAGGTCTTAGGTACATACCAGTCTAAGGCGGCAGCCGAAAAGCGCCTGGCTCAGGTCGAGTTCTTTAAGGATAAGCCTGAGAAGCCTGAGCAACCAGCAAGGCGTAGGCGCGGGAGATAGCGGTTGGGATTCCGGGACGATATTAGAAAGCTCTGCTATGAGCTTCGGGCTATCCCTGGACAAGACTTTGAGATTCGCCCATATACCGTAAAGATCGTACTCCGGCAGTGGAGCGGCGCAGAGCCCGGACAGGGAACGGAGACGGTTACAACCGTAGATATTACGGAGTTTAGCGGTCAGCCTCCTAAAGTTAGGTGGCTAACTGACGAAGAGATTGCCATCGGAGGATACGATGCCGCAACTGTTGAGGTAGGTCCGATTACTCCGGACTTTCCCGGAGGTGGAACCCCAATTTCTACACTGGGCCAGGACCCGCCAGCCAATACTCTCTTTGATTATGTTCTGACCGGGCCGCAATATCCGAACGGTGCAATATATAGGCTGAAGGCCCTCCATTCCGATAAGACCTTTCAGTACAAGGCTATTCTAGAGAGGGCTCGGTAATGATTGACTCGCTATATAGCAACTTTGGAGGAGTCAGTTTCCCCATAACGTCGTCGGACGTACAGAACACTAACCTATTTAGCGTTACCGATCCTGGCAGGGATAATATGATCGCGCTTTTTAAGGCCGCGATTAACATGGAGCTAGCCCAGAGCCTAACTGTTATCGAGCCGACATCAGCGTGGTCTGTTGTTACTCCGTCTACCAGGCTCAGCGGAGCGATGCCTGTATCAGATACGACCTACGACCCTCCGAGACGAAGTGTTTTGCGGGAGACGAAGCTAACCTACCCACTCCTTGCCCTGTACCGAACAGCAGCTACCCATGACGAGCTTACGTTAGGACGAGAGCGCATCACGCAGACGTGGGGATTTGATTATATCCTTGGCCCCCTGTCCGTAGCCGACTTCAGGCGTCTCGGTGGAGCCCTAAATGGTGTCAAAGACATCATCCAGCTATGCATTAGGCGTCGCGGACACCCATCTTATAAGGACGGTGCGCTTCAGTTTGGACCTGGGGCAGGCAACTTCTCAACGGTTCAAATAACTCAGTCTAGTGAAGGTCCTGCAAATTACGGGCAAGAGAACGAGGGGATGGAGTTCCACGCTTTGCATATGGATCTTAAGACTACCGAGCTAGATAGTGCATATAGTTCAGATAGCGGCGATGGCTCTCCGCTTACGATACCAGATTTCGAGGGGTCTTCTATTGTTCTTGGAGTGGGCGGAGAAGATGAAGTGCTGCCAGAGGTTGTTGATGCACTAACCGAGGTGGTGCTAGTTTCTAACCACGGAATCCCGGAGCCGTAATGAGCGGACCTATCATCGGACTGTCCAATCTTAAGGCACACCATAGGGGCTTTGAGCACGAGAACCGGGGAATGGCCATAGACGCTGTGGTGAAGGCGTCAGAGGTAATGATAGAGAAGTCTAAGGACGGATCCTCTGGTCTTAAGAAGCGCAGCGGCGCTTTAATGAGTAAGACAAAGGGTAAGGTACGGCTTCTCCCTCGGCGCATAAACGCAAAGGTATTCAATACCCTTCCTTACGCGATTATGACCGAGGAGGGGACTCCGGGTCACGTGATCAGAGCGAAGAAGTCACGTGTGTTAGTGTTCGACTGGCCGAAGGGCGGCCTTTTC